TTGCCGCCTACGGGCATCAGTTTAAGAAGAGGAAAAAGGTTGTCATGGTCACAGATTGGTCGAAAGCATTTGGTGTCCATGTTCAGCATTGCTGGGGTAGCCGTGTCGACCACGGTGAATTCTGGGGTGCTGACAATATGCCGAAGAATCCTTCATTGTTCGACAAGCAATTACTGTCAAAACTTCCGATAACCGTTGATAACAAGAGGTCTCACTTCCTTGGCCTGTCCTGGAAGAGGGCAGGAACGAGGCCACAACGGTTTCGTAGGTCTAATCCGGAAAACATAGATCTCTTACGAGGTAAATGTGAGGCAGTCTACAGTAAGGATTTCTTGACTGAAGCGACAGCTGAATGGTCGATCGTCGACGGTTGCTGGGACACGTCCCGTGCTCAGTTACAGCGCTTCGCTTCATTTTAAGAGTCACAAGCTGTCGTACCAGAAGATCTTTGAAGCGATCAGAGCTTATAGCCATGAGCTTGTTCTCCCCGCACTAGAGGCGCCATCTTTTGAGTCAATCTTCGACCTGAAGATAAAATGGAGGGCTGAAGCGGGTTTCGACTATGCACCTTCGAAGAAGGGTGAGGCATGGTCGGAAGCATATAAGGACGCACGTATCTTGTGGGGGATCTTTACACGGGAATACTATCCAGCATGTTTTGAGTGGATGGTCGGCGGGAGATGGCGCAGAAACAAGTCGTCCCATGATGACAACGCCGAATCTCGAGCGGTACTATACAATGTATTCTCTATGGACCTCATAACTATGCTGTTCAGTCAGCCCCTCACGAATGCTTTCAAAAAGCTTGATGGTGGATTCAACTTCTTAGGCCACTCGATGCAGAAACTGGGCTATGAAAGATATGTGCGCTGGAAGAACGAAGAGATATTGTGCCCCGATGGGACTACGGCAGAACCTAATACATTCATTGCAATTGACGCAAAATCACACGACTCAAGTAGGACAAGGAAGCACAAGGTCATTGTATTAAGCCTTATACGCGCGTGTTTTCCTAAATCCGGCTTGGTCGATAGAGTGTTCTTTGCGATAACCTACAACTTATGCAATCTAAAGGTTGTGACGCCAGGTGGATTTACCTATCTTTTACAAGATGGAAATCCATCAGG